CCTCGAAGTGCTTCTTGCGACCACTCGCTTCATTGCGACATGGTTGAAGAAGCGCGAGGGGAATGAGACCGTGCAAGGGAAGTGGCTACTGATTCCGTACAGCTTTAAGCTGGACTATTGGGGCGACCGACATTCGGACAGTGAACGGATTAAACCTCCTAAACTTACGAAGCCTCGTTCGAGGCGTGTATGACTATCGGCGTAAAAACTGACGGCGTCAACGGTACTCTAGGGCATTACTCCCGAAAGAACTGGAATGGCGGCGACGGAAAGTACGAGTCATCTGGGAGAGAGAAATGGAATAACTATTCCATGGATCTTGTGCAGAACTCTGACCAACTCGGTCAGTTAACCAACGTTGTTGGTGTACTCTGCGAACCCGGATTTCCATATTGGACCGCGGCGGATGATTTCCGTTTACAGTCTAAGTTGGTAAGCGCCATCAAGGGCCACGAGTTTAACCTCGCGGTTGACCTTGCGCAAGCTAATCAGCTTGTTTCAATGTGCGCTAAGACTATCCGAGCATTTGGGCGTTCCGCTCTCTACTTAAAGCGTGGGAATATTTCCGCGGCTCTGAGAGAGTTAGGAGTCAATGGCAAGAACAAGAAGCTTAACAGCAAAGATGTTTCTGGTCGTTGGCTGGAAATACAATACGGCTGGCTACCTGCTATGGGTTCCTGCTTCGAGGCCGCTAAGGCTTTCGAAGCAATATCCATGGGCAGGACAAACCGGGTTGTAGCCAAACACTCCATGCCAAGGTTTGTCGGTGAGGCGTCATGCTCACCGCTACCTCCTTGGGGTTACTCTGCTCCGTGCAAACCATATGCGCGGGGTAAGATAATCTGTGAGCTCGAGGAAGAACTTTCGTTCGCTCGGACTCTCGGACTTACTGACCCTTTACAAGTTGCGTGGGAATTAACACCATTCAGCTTTGTGTTCGACTGGTTTTTGCCAATCGGAACATACCTTGAGAACTTGGCGATTATGCCGAGCCTTAAGGCGCGTTTTTGTACTACAATAACTCAGGGCTACGTCTCCGCATTTGGCGAATCGCAGAATCCTGGGTACAAAGGTACTAGACGGATGGGTCGAGTCATTCGGATTCGGCGAACAGTGTCTTCAAGTCTTACGACTCAGAGACCTCGTTTTGTCGACCCGATAACGGCGATGACATCAAAACGCATTGCCAATGCGGTGTCATTAGCACATCAGCTCTTATCGTAGCTTCATCAGCTACAATTTCTTGAATCACTTATCGTAATCCAAAAGGAAGCTAATATGGCTCAAATGACGAACATTCTCGTCAAAGATGACGCGGCCACTCCCAAAGAGTGGACTCTCGAACCAATCACCGACACGCCCGTCCCGTTCTGGCGCGCGAACGATGCTGGTATCCCCTTAGCGGGGCAGCCTCGTCTCACGTGCTCGACGGAACAGCTCAAGTCTGGTGACTGGAAGATTACCGCGAAGTTGGAAGTCCCCATCATGGAGACTCTCGGTGCTTCGGGTGCGTCTTCGGGGTACGTTGCTCCGCCGGCTGTCGCCTACACGATGACGAACATCAACACGACGTTCGCACCAGCGCGTAGTACGGTAGCTGACCGGGCCAACATCCTCAAGATGATGGCTGGGGCGTTGCAGGGGGCATCTGCCGCGACGAATACTGGCATCCTTGCCAATAACGCCGCTGGTGATGCGTGGAAGAA